CGCAATCGTGGTCGGTGAAGCCGTAGGCCACGCCATCCGCCCGCGTCACACGCCAGCAGCGCGACACGCCCGTTGTGCCGGTCTTCAGATGCAGATCGAGGGCCTCAACTCTCATAACCGGATCTCCACAACGGGGACATTGGGCATTTCGCCCGCCTGAAACGACGCGACAGATGTCTGAATCGCGTTGGTGTCAAAACGCACCGGCACGTCGAATTCGAAGCCCGCGGTGACCTCGGCACCGATAGGAGGTGCATCGACGAAGGTGATGATACCGGTGGTGTGGTTGACGCTGAAATGCACTCCAGCGACCAGTTCATCCACCGAAACCCCCGCCAGAACTGTGCCCTCCACTGGCTTGCCGATGGGCCGCGCGTAGGAGTTCAGACCGGACTGGTAGGATTTGCTCAGCTGGAAAACGCGCGTCACGCCGTCGCCGGTGCCGATCCGCTGGTCCCGGAAGCCGGGCGCGACCGAAGGCTTGGAGGATTTGTAATCCGACCAGTCCTTCCAGCGGAACCCGTACAATTGGCCCCGCCGAGCCTCGAAGAAATCGATCATCAGCGCAATATCATCAAGCGATCGCACAGCCACACCCGCATCGTAGCGACGGCGCGAATGGGCCCAGGGGCTGTTGCGCTCCTCGAACCCGTTTGTCAGCGCCACCACTTCCGTGCGCCGTTCTGGCCCGCCGACCGAGCCGAAGCTCAGGTTAGCGGGAAAACGAACCTCATGAAATCCCATGACTATTCCCCTCTCACCGATTCCGTTGGCCACGCGCCAAAGCGCGCTGCATTTCCGCCGCCACCTGGCTGGAAGACCGTCGGAACCCCGCCACATCGGGCGAGGTGATGTTCATCGTGACATGGACCGCCCCGCCGCCGCCCGCGGCAGCGACGCCCAGCTTGCCGTCGGGACCACGCCTCAGGGGCATGATCGCCTCTGGACCGGCTTCGCCCATCAGGCCCGTGCCGCCGCGCATCGGGAAGTTGGTGGGGCTGTTCACCACACCGCCCCGCGCAAAGGGCATCACCCGGCCCTGGCTGATCGCGCCACCTTTCTCGAAGGGCAGGATGCCGCTGAGCAATCCGTTCATGCCGTTGGAGATCACGCTGCCCAACGCGTTCTGCACGGGCCGCATCGCGGTGTTGTAGGCCGCATCGACCATCGAGGTCGCAACCGATCGCAACGCATCGGACAGGCGCATCCCGTCAAACACGACGCCATCGAAGGCGCGCCGCAAGCCGCCGCCCAATGCGCGGCTCATCGAGTCGACCTCGCGCCCGGTATACAGCATCGCGCCCTGCATCTCGCGCAGTTCACCCTGGAATGCTGCGGCCATCGAGGTGGCGCCCGAAAGGCTCGTCTCCAGTTCGGCGATCTCGGTGTCGAATCGGGCGAGTGTGTCATCCATCTCGGTCATGTCCGTCCTCCTTCAGGTTTTTTGTCGGGATACCGTGCCAGCAACGCCTCGAAGGCATCCCGGCGCAGGGGCGCGGACCCGCTTTCGGGGCCGAGCAGGATCAGGAATTCGGCGGGGGTCAGACGCCAGAACGCGTCAGGGCTCAGGCCCAGACCGTGATAGGCGACCCGCATCAGCGCGGGCCAGTCGAAGCCCTTTGCGGCTGCATCCATCGGCCCGGTCCTCAAGAAATGGGCCGGAAGGCCAGCACCAGCAGACGCGCAGCGATCCGCGCCGCCTCCAGGATGCCACCCTCGATCTCGGCATGGAGCAGGTCTGCCATGCCGCCCGTCCACCCACCGCCTCGCAGACCCGCACAGACAAGGGCCAACACATCCGCCGATTTCAGACCGTCCCCCTCGAAACGGGTCACCAGTTCCGTCAGGGACCCCATGCCAAGCTGGTCCTCCAGTTCAGCCAATGACCCCAGCGTCAGCTTGGCGCTGTGCCGCTCCCCGTTGACCACCAGCGCGACCTCTCCGGCCCACGGATTGCCCATGGATCAGATCGCGGTGAAGGTCAGCGCGCCGGCCGAGGCCATGCTGATCTCGTAGGTGGCCTCGCCGTCATGGGTGCCCGCATATTCGATCGAGGTGATCTGGAACGCCCCCTCCACAATGCCGAAATCAGGGATCACGACATGAAAATCGGGCATTTCGCCCGCAAAGAAGATGGCGCGCGCGCGTTCATCCGTGGCCGCATCGCGGAAGATCCCCGACCCCGAGATCGCCGCCGACTTGACCCCTGCCCCACGCAGCAATTCGCGCCAGCCGCCGGTCGATTCAAGGCTGGTGACATCGACACTTTCCGAGTTGAACGACAGGCGCGAGGCACGCAGCCCCGCCATCGTCTCGAACACGCCGTTCCCGTCCATGTCGACCTTCACGAGAAGGTCCTTGCCATTCTGTGCCGTCATCGGAATTCTCCAGTATTGTCATAAGGTTGTGAAGTTCTGCGGCCTACGCGGCGCTCGCATCGACCAGAGCTCGAAACCAGATCTCGATCTCGCGCGTATCGCCGACCCGCCGGGCGCGGGAGCGCAGGAAATTAAGCGCCGTCAGGCTGCCCCGACCCAGGACCAAATCGGCCCCCGTCAGCGCGTCCGAGACAGCGACCGCGATCTCCTTGGCAGCCAGGAAACCGGCGGCCGTCGTGATGATGGTGACCGGAAAATCATGCACCGCCCCGTCGCCCACCACGTCCGACGCATCGCGCACCCGCTCGGCGCCCAGGCTGAGATAGAGGGACGGCACCGGCCCCGGGGGCAGCGCGTCGAAAATGGCGCCACCGGTCAGAAGCGCAACCTGCGCGTCGCCGGTCAGCGCCGCGAAGACCGCCGATTGCAAGGCGGCTGATACGGCCAGGCTCATGCTGCCACCTCCTCGGTTGCGAAGCACACAAGGTAACGGCCCGAGACATCGGCCTCCGTCACCGCTCCGATCCGGTAAAGCCGTGCGCCGTCCCGGAATCGCATCGCGGCGGTCGGGCGCGACGGCGCGCCCTGCGGTGCGGCGCGGACCGTGATCTTCAGGTTCAACTCCGAGGCAATCATCTCACGGCCTGCGCCGCGCGGCAGAACTTCGCCCCAGATGATGCCAAGCGGCTGCCAGACCTCGGAAAATCCGCCGGCCCCGTCGCTGCTGCGCTGTGGTGCCTCCAGCACCATCTTGCGATTCAGATGCGGCGTGTTCATGCCACACCTCCGCGCAGGCGGATCTGCCGATACGGCTCGATCAGGGCCATGACATGGGGCGACAGCGTGCGCGCGGCAGTGCTGTCGAGGTTGTAGAACTCCGCCGCCAAAGCCAGCATCGCCTGTTTCAGATCCGCCGGAATACCGGCCCAATCGGCGCCATACCCGGCCGTCAGGACCACTTCGATGGCGCCGCCGGTCGCGGGCGCCGGCAAGGCACCGATCCCTTCGATCCGGGGGCGATGGGTATCGGGCCGCAGGACATAGCGGCCCGGATCGACGGGTGTTTGCGCCCCGCTCCGCGCGACCAGCGTGATGCTGTCCACCGTCGAGACGGGCGCCACCGGAACGGCGTGGCTGTCGCTGCCCTGCCATGCGGTCAGGGTCAGGGCGAACTGGCGCTGCAACAGCGCCTTGCCGGTCCGCGCCTCGATCGCAGCCATGGCGGACCTCAGGCACCGCTCAAGCTGCGCAACCTGGCTGCCGTCATCGGCGAACCCGGAAGACAGACGCAGGTGGTCCGACAACTCCGCCACAGGCAGGGCGGAAGTCGGAACGGAGGTCAATTCGACCATCATCATGTTGAATTCTCCGGGAATTGCGAATGGGTGTAGAATCGGGGCGTGGCGCCGACCTCCGCGCTGCTCATGCGGAGAGACGCGCAGCTGGACCCACGAAGGCCCGCACACACGCCCCGCCCGGCCCGATCCCCCCGAGGACCGGACCAGGAGAGGTCCTGAACCCCGCTTACGCGGTGCCGAACTTCATCAGCTTGATCGCGGCGAAGTCGGTGACGTCCCCTCCGACCCGCTTGGTGGCATAGAACAGGACATGCGGTTTGGCCGAGAACGGATCGCGCAGGACGCGCAGGTCCGGACGCTCGGCAATCGTGTAGCCCGCGCCGAAATCCCCGAAGGCGATCGCCATCGCGTCGACGGCGATGTCGGGCATGTCTTCCGCGATCAGGACCGGGTAGCCCATCAGGCGCGCGGGCTCACCGGCGGCCAGGCCGTCGGACCACAGGAAGCGACCATCGGCATCCTTCATCTTCCGCACCGCACCGGCGGTCTTGGAATTCATCACGAAGGTGGCGTTGGCGCGGTAGCGGGCACCCAGGGCGTAGACCAGGTCCACGATGGCGTCGGCGGGATTGGTGCTCTCGAAATCGCCCGCCGTGCCGGTCGCGACATAGCCGAGGTTGCCCCAGCTCCAGCTGTCGTTGTCCACGGTCGGGTGGAACAGCACGCCCTTGGGCTTGCCCGCGCCATTGCCCGAGATGAACGAAGCCGCTTCGGCCCGGGCGAACTTGTCGGCGATGCGGCCGGCCAGCCAGCCCTCGATGTCGAACGCGCTGTCGTCCAGCAGACGCTGGGACGCCTTCGGCAGGGCCGACAACTCGTGCAGCGCGATGGAGATGCGCTCGATCGTGGGCGTTTCGGTTTCGGTGGCGGAAGCGACTTCATCCGCCCAGCCTGCGCCGGTGTCGGTGCTGTCGATCAGCACGTCGAAGGACGAGGCCTCGACATTGACCACATTGGCGACCGAGCGCAACGAGGAGGACGAGCGCAGGACCGACAGGATCATTTCCGAGGTCTGCGGATCGACGAGGTAGCCGCCTTCGGCATTGACGGCCGTGTTCATGCCCTTGCCTTCCAGCTCGAGGCCGCGCAATGCGTCGTCATCGCCACAGCGAAGATAGGACTTCAGCGCAAGTTTGTGGGGGGCGGCACGGTCGATCTCGGTCGACAGCGACGGGCGGGCATAGGTGTTGGTCTTGGTATTCAGCATGGCAATACGCTCTTCCTGCTTTTGGAGTTTTGCATTCATGTCGTCTTGGAACTGGCCGAATTCGCTCAGGAATCCGCCCAGAGCAGTCTTGACTTCAGCCATAGGGGAGCTGTCCGCCCCCATCTGTCGGGTCTCGGTCATCAGAGGCACCTTTACGTTGAGGATGGTTCAGCGGGACTTGCGCGCCGCCAGGGTGCGGCGGGCGTTCTCGAACACCTGCGCCAGGTCGAGAAGCACGTCGGACTTGCCCTCGCGGGGGTCCAGACGCGCCTCGGGAAGCATCGGGAAGGTGACAAGCGACACCTCCCAAAGCTCCACTTCCGACAGGCACCGACGGCCCCTGTCGTCCTTGTGGGATTTCACCGTGCGATAGCCGATGGAAAGCCCGTCGATGGCGCCCGCACGGGTCAGCGCGGCGGCCTCCCTTGCACGGGACACCGACTCCAGCAAACGACCCTTGACGAAGAGTCCGCGATCATCCTCGCGGACCTCGTCCCAGATGCCGATGGGTTCGCGCGGGTCGTGCTGCCACAGCATCTTGACCCGCCGCCCAGCCCCCAGCGATGCCGCATAGGCGCCTTTCTGGACAATGTCGCCGCCCTGGTCGACCGACCCGAACAACGAGGCATAGCCCTTGATCACATGGTCGTCGTCCAGCGTCAGCTCGGTGTCGAACTGGTGGAACTTGACCTCCAGCCCGGTTTCGGAAAATGACTTCATTCTAAGCTCCTATGGGCCGATGTTAAGGTTGAGAAGGTTGTTGACGCCCTGCGCGATGATGACCGAAACCACCCCGAACACGGCTAGCCACAACCGCCGCTCCATGCGTTCCAGCGACACCTCGATCGCCTCGAGGCGGAACGTCAGCGCCGCCCACCGCTCGGCCTGCACGCGCTCGTTCGCTTCGATCCGCGCGTTGGCGGCGTCGAACGGGGCGTAGAGGTAGCGGGAGCCGCCGATATCGCGCGCCTCGCTCATGCGTCGGGCTTCTCGGGAAGACCCAGCATGCGCCGCTTCTCACCCTCCGTCAGGAACGCGGCATCCGACACGCGCCGCCATTGCGCTTCGCGCTCGGCAGCCAGGGCCGGCACTCCGTCGAGGTCCGGCAGGATCTCGATCACGTCGCCCGACAGCCCCGAGATCCAGTGCGACACCGACGCCCAGACCCTCTCGGCCAGCGGCAGGACCGTCAGGCGGTAGAAGGCGCGGTTGGCCTCGGCATAGTTGGCATAGGTCGCGTCGCCCGGAATGCCGATCAGCATCGGCGGCACGCCGAAGGCCAGCGCGATGTCGCGCGCGGCGGCCTCCTTGGTCTTCTGGAACTCCATGTCGGACGGGCTGAACCCCATCGGTTTCCAGTCCAGCCCGCCTTCCAGCAGCATCGGACGGCCCGCATTGCGCGCGCCCTGGTGGTGGCTTTCAAGCTCCATCTGCAAGCGGTCGAACTGGTCCTGGCTCATCGTGCCGGCCCCTTCCAACCCCTTGTAGATGATCGCCCCCGAGGGCCGCGCCGCGTTGTCCAGCAGCGCCTTCGACCAGCGCGCGGCCGAATTGTGGACGTCGATCGCCGTCGCCGCCGCCTGGATCGGCGCCAGCCCGTAATGATCATCCTGCGGGTGGAAGTTGCGGATGTGGCAGATCAGCTCCGCCGGGAAGCGATGCGTCTTCGAGCCCACCGAATAGTCATAGGCCTTGGCCCAGCCATCCGCCCCCGGCACCAGGTTCATCCGGTCCGACCGCAGCACATGCAACTCCGCCGGCATCCCCGCCTCCGGCATCAGCGCCTCGAAATAGGCGTTGCCCGACAACAGCAGTTGCGCGAAGGCCGCTTCCAGCAGGTCGGCGCGGGACTGGCCGCCATTGGGACGCGACAGCAACGCCAGCAGCGGATGCGTGTCATAGCGGCGGTCCGCATCGCGGCAGATGATCGGCAGCGCGGCGGCGGCCTCCGAGATCACCTTGATCGAACGGAACCCGACCGGATTGCCAAGAAACCCGTTCTTGGTCAGCGAACCCACGTCCCGCGGGCTCCAGACCACGCGGCCGGACGATCCCCAGACCGCCAGCTTGGCACTGGCCGAGGCCTTGGCCTCTGGCGCGGCCGGCGCCGATTTCTTCAGGAAATCAAAGGCCATATGCGTCTCTCCTCAAGCAATGGATGAAGACCGGGCAGCCTGGGAAAGGCCCCCGTTCAAAGCGCGCCTCACGCACGCCTGTCGATGTCGTCAAAGCGCGCCTCACGCGCGCCCGTCAAAGCGCGCCTCACGCGCGCCCGTCAAAGCGCGCCTCACGCGCGCCCGTCAAAGCGCGCCTCACGCGCGCCTGTCGATGTCGTCAAAGTCTGCGGATCGCGGGGTTCAACCGCTTTCCGGCGGGGACAAGCATCCCCTCCGTCAAGGCCCAGACCAGCGCGTCGACCCGGTCCGGAGAGCCCTGGCCCTCGTATCCGGTCAGCGCCATCCGGCACATCTCGTCTTCCAGCGCGGCCAGCACGCCCAGGTGCCGCACCCGCCCCTGTTCGTAAAGCGCGGCCACCGGCTCGGCCCGTGCCACCTTGCCGACCGAGGCCCGCACCGCGCGGTAATTCACCGTCGGATCGACCTGCCGCATCATCGTTTCCACCAGGTCTCCGCCCTGGTTGACCTCGGCCACCATCCGCGCCGCACCGTGCCGGTGATAGGCGGCCGAGGCCGCCTCGGCCCAGGATTTCGGCGATACCGCCTGAACCGTGCAATCCTCGATCACCACCGCATGCCACTCGGCCGGATCGCCGGTCTCGATGATGCCGACCACCACGATCCCGCAGGCATCCGATCCGGCATGGCCCGTCACCGGCGGATCGACGGCGACGATCACACGCGCGCCGTCCGGCACCGCGCGCACCCGACCCGCGTCGATCTCGGCCCGCGTCCACAGCGCGCCGTCGACATCGTCCAGCAGCACGCCGTCCAACTCCTGCCGCCCCAGGCGCAAGCCGCCATAGCGTGCGCGCACCTCCTTCAGGAAGGACTTCGCCAGATAGGCGCTGTTGGCCTCCGTCGGCGCGTGGCTATGGGCCACGTCGGTCCGCACCAGCAACTCCTTCAGGACCGCCACGTTGCGCGGCGTCGTCGTCACCACCTGCTGCGGATGCGCGCCCAGCCGCAGGCCGAATTGCAGCATGTCCCACGTGTCCTGCGCCTTGGGCCACTTCGCGAGTTCATCGGACCACGCGAGGTCGAATTGCGGCCCCCGCAGCGCCTCCGGGTCATGGGCCGAATACAGCCGCGCCTCCGCGCCGTTCGGCCAGACCAGCCGCCGCTCGCCCGCCACCCAGCGCGGCACCCGGTCCGGCGGAGAGCAGGCAATCAGCCCGCTCTCCCCCTTCACCATCACCGCCAGCGCCTGGTCATAGGTCTCGCCCACCAGCGCCACCCGGCAGGCGCGGCCGGGGGCCTCGGGCGTTCCGCCCTCCACCATCGAGCGCACCCATTCGGCGCCCGCCCGCGTCTTGCCCGCGCCACGTCCCCCCAGAACAACCCAGGTCGTCCAGTCGCCATCCGGCGGCAACTGATGCGGCAAGGCCCAGAACTCGAAGAGCCAGGGCAACGCGGCCAAGGCCTC